ATGGCAAAGCATCCTTGTGCATGGTCGTGCTGGAAGAAGATGCAGAGGAAGAAGACGGCGAGTGGGGCATCGTAGTCGTCAAGCAGTGGCGTGAGATCACACGCAACGAGTCCGGCAATGTGCAGGTCAGGCTGTGGCGCGAGGACACCGGCGTCACCAAGACGAAGCGGCTTGTGTCGATGGGCACCGTGAAGGACTTGGCCACGGGGGAAGAGGCAGCAATCGAGGCAGTAGAGCTTCGCAGCCGCGGTGCGGTGTTGACCGAGATACCATTCACGTTCATTGGCTCGAACAATAACGACGCGAGCATCGACCCGGCACCGCTCTATGGACTGGCGCAGCTTAACCTGGCTCACTTTCGCAATTCTGCTGACTATGAAGACAGTGTGTTTTTCTGTGGGCAAGTGCAGCCCTGGATTAGTGGACTCACTGAGCAGTGGCGAGACTTCATGCAGAATCCATTTGTGTTGGATAGCAATGGAGAGCGACGGTACACCGGACAGAAAATGTATATCGGTTCTCGGAGTCCCCTGCTGCTACCGCAAGGGGCGGCGTTCGGCATGGCGCAGGCACAACCGAACTCCCTTGCTGCGGAGGCGATGGAGCATAAGGAAGTGCAGATGATTGCCGTGGGTGCACGCATGATTGAAGGCACGAAGGCGAACAAGACTGCGACCGGCGAGAACAACGACCGCGAGGCGACAACGTCTGTCCTGTCCTTGTGCGTGTCGAACGTGAGTGAAGGGTACCAGCGTGCCATTGGCTACTGTGCACGCTTCATGGACATGGCAGAGAAGGAAGAAGGCTATGCTGACGCGTTTAAGATACAGCAAGACTTCGTCCAGCTACAGGCGAACCCGCAACTCATGGCTGAACTCACCAAGAGCTGGCAGAGTGGCCTGCTGGCTAAGAACGACGTGCGTGATTTCTTCCGGCGTCTTGGCCTTATTGCTACTGAGCGTAGTAACGACGACATTGACAAGGACGTGGAAGAGGAAGAGCCGCTAGGCACAATGGGGATGCCCGTGCCTGGCGTCCCAGGCGTCACACCGCCCGCCCTGGCGGCGACAGCAGCAGCGGCAGCGGCAGGTGGCAATGGTGCGAAGCCGATTCAGGTGGTCCCGCCGGCGCCTCCGGACCGACGTGCTAAGGCCAGGACACGCTAATGGCCGAGTCTGCTAACGAAGCACTGCGCGACGGTCAGATTGACCACTCTGTGAACCTGCGCAACTACTCCGACAGCGTGGTGCGCCGCATCATTGGCATCCTTAACCGTGCTGACGCGGGCCTGTTCACGGAGCTCGTCATCAAGCTAGAGCACATGAGTCCGGAGCGCTTCACCATCAAGCGCCTCGAGGTCATGCTAGAGAGCGTGCGCATACTGAACCACGATGCATATGCAATGGTGAACGAGACGTTGCGTGCTGAGATCAAGGGCCTTACCAGCCTGGAGCTACAGTTCCAGGAAGGGATGCTGGCAGACAACATACCGCCGTCCATAGACATAGCACGCGTGGACATCAATCAGGTCTACGCTGCCGCTATGTCCCGACCCTTCCAGGGAGCACTGCTGTCCGAGTTTCTCAAGGACCAGGAGGCGAGCAAGGCACGGCTGATACGTCGCACCATAGCGGACGGGTACGTTCAGAACAGGACCACGGACCAGATCGTCCGGGACTTGCGTGGCACACCGGAGATGAAGTACCGCGACGGTGCGCTCGAAGGCACACGGCGCGAGATAGCAGCAGTGGTACGCACAGCACTGTCACACACGGCACAGTTCGCCAAGGACAAGTTCACCGAGGAGAACTCGGACATCATTGGCAACCTGCAGTGGCTGTCGACGCTGGACGCCAGGACCACGCCAGAGTGCCAGGTGCGCGATGGCAAGCTCTACACGAAGAAGCACAAGCCGATCGATCATGAGTATCCGTGGGGCGCTGGTCCTGGGCGGCTGCATTGGCAGTGTCGGTCGACGTATGTGCCGCTGACAAAGTCGTGGAGAGAGCTCGGTGTTGACATCGAAGAGTTCGACATCGGCACCCGTACCAGCCTAGACGGGCAGGTACCGGGCAAGATCGATTACGAGGACTGGCTGAAGAAGCAAACGCCAGCCAGGCAGAAGCAGGTGCTGGGCGAGACACGGGCGAAGCTATTCACCGAGGGCGGTTTAACGTTCGAGGAGCTGCGCAACGCGCGAGGTGAGGACTTGACCTTGGATGAGCTGCGAAAACGCTATGGCGAGGCGTTTAGGCGGTCTGGTGCATGATTTAACAGGAGAGCGACATGGAGATGATGAACCGTGCTATTGAAGATGCCAGCGACTTCAAGGCAATGAAGGAGAAGCTGATGGCGTCAATACCGACGCGCGAGGAGTTCGAGGCGGCGAAGTTCGCAGCCGCGGAAGGGAAGCAAGAGCACGCAGACCGACGGATCGCAGAGCTCATGGGGCAGAAGCGACCTGGCGAGAACCGTGAAGAGTACCGTAAGCGGATCTACGGCGCTGACGATTGTCAAAGCTGCGGTGGGTCGGGCAGCGGCGGCATGGGGAGCGGTTGCACCGATTGCAATGGCACAGGGATTGATCCCAGGTCGAGGCTCGGAGGTGCATCATGACACTCGCTCTTGCGTTCTTGATCGCAGCCATCGTGCTGTTCGTGCTGGCAGCCGTAGGCGTTGGCACTGGTCGCTTCAACCTCATGGCGGCGGGCCTGGCGTGCCTCGTGGCGGCGCAGCTTGTCGGGCGCGTTCCATGATCGTCTGGGGGAAAATTATGCCACTCAAGAAGTCAGCGTCGAAGAAGGCCATGGCCAAGAACATCAAAACAGAAATCAAGGCTGGTAAGCCTGTGAAGCAGGCCGTTGCAATTGCCTACGCCGTCAAGCGTAAAGCGGCCGCAAAGAAAGGGGCGAAGGCTAGAAAGAAATAGCCGATGGGGTATAATGGTGTCCCTCTCTTTTCTTTTGGAACCCCTATGTCCCTAGACGAACGCCCGATTGTGCTGGTCGCCTGCTGTGGTCCTAAACTTCCACACGCGGCACCTGCTCAGGACCTGTATCAATCTATGCTGTTCAAGAAGGCCCGTGCCTATGCTGAGAGGGAAGGTGCTGGATGGTACATCCTGTCCGCCCTGCATGGCGTGGTGGAACCGCAGACGGTCATCGAACCGTATAACGTGCGGCTGAATACCTTGACGAAGGGGCAGCGCGACATCTGGAAGGCCAAAGTGGCCAGGCAGCTAGCAGAACACGGCCTGGCGGGCCGTAGGCTGGTGATCCTCGCCGGCATCCATTACCGGGCGTGGGTACCCGCCTGGCGCGCTAGGTCAGGCGGTATAGACCTGCCCCTCGAGGGGATGCAGATCGGGTATCAAATGCAGTGGCTGACGCAGGCTAACGCCCGACAAGCAGTCGGTCAATGACGGTGTTGACCGCGCGCATGGCATTGCATGACTCTGTGTACTCCGGGTCATCACCATCGTCGTCCAGGGCACCTTCGTCCCCGCCCTGGGACTCGCAGGCGTACTGCAGGGTTGCCAGTTGCAGCAGGGTGAGGTCGAAGGACGTGAGCTCCTGGTGGGCGAAGAGCTCGATCATTTGTTCAGCGCACTGGACCATCGGACCTTCGTCCGCCCCCTTGTCGTGTTCGTTGTCCAGGAACCCGCCGAGGGCGGTAATGGCGGCAAGGGTCTCGGGCGTGGTGAGGTGGATGATGAACATTACAGGACCTTCGGACGGTTGATGATGGTTTGAGCGACACCATTATACGCGGTGTGTTCTTTGATGGTGGCCTTGACCCGGACGGTGGCGCCTACTTCGCCCAGCTCAGCGGAACCTTTGTAGACGATGACGGCGCCGGCAACGTCGGTGCACGTGTGGAAGTAGGTGACGCCGTACATTCCGTCCAGTTCCATGACGCGGTTGATGGTGAGGGTGAACTCTTCGCGCTGGCCAATGGTGCCGACGTGCTGGCCCGATGTGGCCGGGGCGTTACGTTGCGCCAGGCGCTCCGCGGCGCGGGCGGCGGACTTGGCCATCATGCCGCGGGCCGCGTTTACCTGGCCTTCCGACAACCCGCCGCGGTCGTCGTACGAGTCGGCCAGGGACTTGGCGAACGTCGACCACGAGGATGCGCCATACAGAAAGTTGATGATGTCGTTCGCGTCCGGGTTCATGCGCTCGAACTTGGCGCGCATATTGCGGCGGATCTTGGCGGCGACTGCGTTGTCGTAGGCGTATTCATCGTGGACGTAGGAC